ATTAGCATCAATAAACTGTGCTAATCTTCCCCGAAGGCGACCAACTTCTTCTAATTCAGGTCCTTTAAAAGCCCCTCTCTCNGAACATACATCAATGATCTTAATTGCTCCGGCAAGCTCATTCAAACCTAACTGAACTCCCTCTTCTTGTGGTGCCTCTTCTTCTTGTGTTGTTACTAAACTTTCTTCAGCCATTTTTATTTCCTATTTGTTAAATGTAGATGATTTCTCTAGAGCGACCCAATATTTAGACTCAGAATTCTTAATAGCGAATTCGCCTATTAATTGTGATGAAATCCTAATCCGCAGGTCACCTGAGATGAATTTAAAATTAGAGATTTGAAATACAAATCTAAAATCCTTTTCTGGACATTTACTTGGACTAACTCTAATTGAATACGAGTTAGACGTTTTATCTTCAATATCTCTGACAGATAAAACTAATTCCCCATTATCTGGTGTAACAACAAGTGTATCCGCTCGAAACGTAGATGAAGCACGTTTTATATTATTTAAATCCGACTCCCCTAGTTCAAATTCTACTTCACACTCAGGCATATCAATGTCTTTAGAGGGTGAAACAAGAATCTTAGGGTCAGAAAAGAAATATTTAATAGAGCATGTCTTATCTTCGCTTCTAATAATGACCGATTTGTTTTCTGATTCATATAAGAATTCAGGCTGATCGATCATATCAATGGCATTTAAGAACTCATTAAGATCATAAATACCAAAGTCTGATGGGAATACAGTATCTACTGTAGAGAATGCCATTATATTCTTAGCACCTGATACAGTTTTTAATATATTCCCCTGCTCAATCACAATGTTAGGGTTGATTGAAGCATAATTCGTTAATACATTCAAAGTGTTTTCAGTTAATTTCATTACAAATCCTCATAATTATTGTTTGTCCTATTATATATATACCCTTGTATTATACACTATTTATAGTGAAATGTCAAGTATTTTTGAAAAATTCCTATGTTTCTGGAACTCCATTTTATGTCTAAACTTGTTCTCTAGTATCTCCCCTTTATGTGATATAACAAACAAATTACAATCTGACATTGTAATCAAAATCTTAATAAGGTTTTCAATACCATCCGGATCTAAAGATGAGTCAAATGTCTCATCCAATATTAATAGATTAGTGGACATTGAATTCTTTACTCTAGCTACTTCTCTCCATGTAAACAATATAGCAAGATCTATCTTCATCTTCTCACCTTCTGAGAATGAATCGTACGAAAAGATATCTCTATGTCTCGATTTAATAGTCTCAGAAAATGAATCATCTAGGTAAAATGATATATAGAAATCCATTATCTGAAGGTATTGATTAATCAGTTGATTAATCATAGGAAGATATTGTCTAATAATCTGTGTCTTAATACCAGTATCTTTTAATATCTCATATATCACTGAGTTATAGTTGTTCTTCTCTCCTAATTCCACACGATCCGTCATGCAGGCCTGTAAAGATTTAGTTAATCTATTCAATTCACCATTGGCCGACGCTAAAGATACATCATTATCTAGAGTTTCTGCATTCTGGAGTTCAAATATAGAGGACAACAGGTTTTCCTTTGATGTCCTATAAGAATCTAAAACTCCATTATTAAGTGTTACTTTCGCATGCTTATCGTGTAATTCCTTTAACTTAGACTCTATTATAATATATTTGTCATTAGAGTCCATAAGAGCTATCTTACATTCAGTTAATCCTTCTTTAAGATTCTTTTCCTTTTCTCTAGTAAGTTGAAGCTGTGATTGTTTAAATGCATTATCTATATCTTGCTTACATATAGGACAGTCATCATTTTCCTCATAGAACTTGGACTCCTTAACAACACGTTTAATGCCGGATTGGATACCTACATCATACTTACGGAGTTCATCATTCTTCTCACCCTCTAAACTCAATTGTCTAGATATATCTTTAATATCACTATCCAATCCCTTAGTTAGAGTGATATTCTCTTTTTCTAAGTTAGAGATTTTAAGATTTATAGATTCTATCTCATTCCGTTTCTTGTGTATATGTGATTCTGTTAAGACTTGAATTTCTCTAATATGCTTCTTTTGCATATTAATTGAATTTGTCTTTATACTTATAGAAGAATCAACATCTCTTAATTCTTCCTTAATTTTAGATATATCAGCTTTAAGTAAATTATTCATTACACCAAATACTTGTATATCTAGAACATCTTCTATTACTTCACGTCTATGCGCAGAGTTAAGTTGCATAAAAGGTACAAATGAGGACGCACCTAGTACAACAATTTGATGAAATGACTTATGGTTAAGTTTAAGAATATTCTGTTCAAGGTATGTCTGGTAATCTCTAACAGTAGAAGATTGGTTAACCATTACATCATCAATATATATCTCAAACTTGTTAGGCTTTAAACCTCTTATAATCTTGTATTTAGTTAAGCCTATTGTAAAATCAACAGAAACTTCACAATCCTTTTGGTTAATAGCATTAACTAACTGAGCTTTCTTAATAGATCTATGAGGTTTACCAAATAGTGCAAATGAGAGAGCATCTATCATTGTAGATTTTCCTGACCCATTATGACCTACTACTAATGTAGATGGTGACTTGTCAAGATGTATTTTAGTTGGATTATTCCCTGTAGATAGGAAATTCCGCCAGTTAAGTGTGTGAAATGTTATCATATTATTGAATCTCCATAGATTGGGCATTTCTATAAAGATTTTGTACTACATTCTTTACTCTTTCTTTATCAAGCTGTGTATCAAGTGCATCTATATATGAGTTTAATAGATCTCCTGTATCAGTTATACCCTTAGCATTCACTTCGGTATCTTCTATATTAGATACAAAATTCTCTGATATCTTAAGATCGTGTACACCTATATCAAGAAGTTTATCAATAAAGATATCAAACAAAAATGGATCTGTCTTTTTCACAACAAATACTTTAATAAACTTACCCTTGTAGAAATCAACAGATAAGGCTGAGTAATCAGTTACTTCATCATCATAGTAAATGATTTCAAACATCCTGATAGGGTTTAATACCTTCTCAACCATTCTTGTTTCTGTATCAAGTACATGGAAATACTTCTTATCATTATGATCATTCCATGTAAACTCTATCTGTGATCCAAGATAACGTATATTGGACTGCTCAGATGCTATATGGAAATGCCCTGAAAGAACCTGATCAAACTTTGATAGTTCAGAAGATTCAATTAGACCATGGTGTTGGTGCATAATACCTCTAGATACCTCAAATCCTTGAAGTTCTAAATGAGCCCCAAGAATGGTAGATGATGTCTTTCGTATAAACTCTTTAACTTCCACATGGTTTTGAGAGGTAATCCAAGGGATTAATCCTATCTTTAGACCATCATAATCGATTTCAACCGGATCCATGTGTATCTTTACATTCTTAGTATAATAACCAAGTAGTTCTTTAAGAGCACAAAGATCATTAGTATTTTTATGATATACATCATGATTTCCGGGTATGATGTTCATATACATACTCCTTTCAACCAGTGGTTTTAGGAACATATTCCTATTCTCATTAAGAGCTTTAAAGTTTACATTCTTTCTTGACTCATAGTAATCTCCAAGATGTAGTACTTGAGAAATGTTGTGTTTGTCACAGTAAGGGAAGAAAACTTCTTCATAAAATCGACGCTGATACTCTATCCATATTCCAGAAGAATTACGAGCACCAGCATGTGTATCATTCAATATAGCTACTTTCATTATATACCTAGTCTTTTCTATAAAATTGTTCTAAGCCTTTTAACCTTTTAAAGTTGTGGCGTATTTCCTTTGTGGCTGTTTTCTTAGCACGGTCAATTATTGATATTTTATCTTTAAGATGTTCTATAGTATCATCAACTAATACATACTCAGAGGCCAGACCTGACTCTGAATAATGAAGAAAATTAGCATGATCTGCCTTTAGAGTAAACTCATTCTTAATATCAACTTGTTTGTTTTCTTTTTGTATCCGTCTTATAAAAGCATAGAAACATATTTGAGTAAAGTAAGAAAATGCATTAGGAAGTCCTGTTCGTGTAGTATAATCATATTTGTAGTTATTAATAGCTCTAAGACAATTCTCTACTGCATCCATTACCATTTCATCTCTATATGTATAACGTGCAAAATTAGATCTATTTGATAGTTTAGATGCAATAGCCATAAAGGATGTCGCTATGTAATCTGTAACAATAGGTACCTTCTCTAATTTCTCTTTTGCATCGTTACAAGCATTTACATAATCAACAACCGCCTGAGAAAACTCTTTATTATTTAAATAATGTTTTGGATCGTCTGCCATAATTATATCTCTTTTTTATTGTTATAGTATATATTATACACTAAAATTAGGTAAATGTCAACTTGACTTTTACTTAAAAATGTGTTATAATATTACTAGTGATGTGGGAAAGTGGGGATATAGTATATTTAATGCATTAATGTAACCGTTGGTCTGGTCTGTATTGTTCTTCGGTGGATTCTTCTTCCAATTCAAGTTGACGTTGTTCTTCAGACTCTCGTTCTACTTCCTCTACTTGATTAATCATCATCATATACTGATACTTATAAGACGTATTACACTCAGCTGCACATACTATTGAATGTTTATAAAGGATTAGTTTAGTATCATTAGGTTCTGAGAGATGCATGTATAATGAAAAGGAAGTAGAATTATCTTCTTTCTTATTAATTAAAAAGGGTATTTCTACCATAAAGTAATCTTCAAATTCTTCAAGAACATGAGTTATAATAGATTGGCCTGTAATTAATTGGATATGTCTGATATCAGGTTTCATAGCTTAACCTCGTAGATGTCGTAATCGAATTTCTCTCTAGAGTAGATTTTAATACGTTCACCTGAATGTAATAGAGTGTAATTCTGTCGTTTCCTATAATGTAGATCATCAGCTATATCAAATACTTCAGTTTCTTGTCCTGTTTCTGACTTTCTGAGTCCTCTACCGATAGACTGAAGTACTTTAATCTGTGATTTAGATGGTGATGCAAATATAATATTATGTAAGTTCTTAATGTTAATACCAGTAGAGAATGTACCAAGAGATGCTACAATAATAGCATCATTTTCCTTTTCTGTTAACTGTCTTATACGTTCTCTATCATCAGTAGGTGTTGCTCCGGATACAAAAAAGACCTGTCTATCTCCGGATACTTTCTCGGATATCATCTTATATAATGGNTCTCCATGTCTCTTAACTAAATTAAAGAGTACTAATGTATTCCCATCCTGATCTAATGCAAGGTTCTTAATAAAAGAGTTACGTGCTTCATTAGATACAATAAAGTCTATTTCTTCTTGATATGTTGTATCTTTTAATGTCTTACAAAGTATTTCTGGATATTTAAGAAGCAGTACATTAACGGATAATTTAGCTAAAGTACCAGCATCCATTAATTCTTTAGTAGTTATTACTTTATATATAGGTCCAAAATGACCCTCTAATATAAGTTTATG